GAGAGAAGGAGCAGCAGCCGCACCAATGCTTGTGCCAACAAGACGACCTGTGCCCTCTGCTGATCCGATTGCTTTGATACATGCTTCGCTTTTTCTAGCAGCGACTATTTCTGCTGCCTGTCCTGCAGTCAAACCAGGTGGTTGATCTATCCAAGATCTCTTGTTAGATACAGCACCGCCTTGGTTAGTCTTACCATCCATAAAGTATTCTTCAGTGATCTTAGTAGTTTCATTTGCTAATCCTAAGAAACCACCTTTCTCTTTAATATCTTTAGTAATGAACGCTGTCTTTGGATCGTTTGCTGAGTAACTAATTTTATATCCATCCTTATCAGCAGATATAGCATATGAAGTATAGTCACCTACAGGAACATCTATCCTAGGTAATTGACTTTCGGTTTTTCTACTGGCAATATAACCTATCATTCCCAGATGGGATACTGCGAATATACTACCAACTACACCGATTGATATCCATTTAATGTTCATGGCATTGAAGGCAAGGGAACTGGTGCACCAGTGACAGGAGGTAGTTGTGTATCCATCATGTCAGGTAGAGAGTCTCCTACTCCACCAAGTGCTGCGTTGATCGCTTTCTCTTTAATGTCTTCGATGATGGCATCTTTCTGGATATAAACATATCCACCAACACCAACTACTCCAAGTGCTACTACACCTGAGAAGATAGCGATTCCGTTAATAATTTTTTGCATGATTCTAACTGGTAATTTTAACTGCAGGAACCTCTAACTTAATAGTTTGTGTAGGTGCTGCTTGAGTTGCTTTTTCTATAAGCATCTCCATATCCTTCTTAGATATGTTTGCTCCACCACCATCACCATTAGATTTCTTCTTACCTCCCGCTTGAATGCCGAAAGTAGCTGTGACCCCTGTGAAAACCGAAGCTATAAAAGTTGGATCAATCTTATCTTGTTCCCAACCTGGTATCGTAACGTAATTCAAAGTTAAGATACCGCCACTCCAAATCAAAATACCCAGACGTACGAATGTACTTAGGATAGCAAGTTGCTCCTCCTTATCATCCATATGTTCCTTGAGTTTACCAAGAGGACCTTTTGCTTTTTCCTCTACTTTCTTTGCGTCTGCCATTATGCTGATATGATAACACTAAACTATATATCATTCTGTGACTTGACGTTTTTTTCCGATGTTATATTTGGACTCAAGAGTCCAATCTCCCTTCTCTTTGTATGCGATTACTTTGATTTGACTTAATGGAGCAGCATCTGAAATTGCTGATGGTTTTACAATTTCAACCAATCCCCAATCGGATAGCAATTTGATAATTCTATTTCTACGTTGAACATCATTCTCAGAAAGATTTGCTTTCTTTCCATCAAGAGCAAATAGTTCTTTAAAGTGGACGATATAGTATTGTCCTTTCTTATGGAGAATATGACAAGACTGATATAACTTTTTTTCTTTTCTAGATGCTACACCAATACGAGTAAGAGTTTCACGAACCTTTAGGAAATCATCTGGTTCCTTTAAGTTCACCTCAACCATATCATTTTTAGTCCAATGGACTTCTCTAACTTCATTCATCTGGTCTTACCTCCTTTGTTCAGTTTATCCTTAATGTAATTAAGTTGGGTTGGAGTTAAGATCTCTAAGGCTTGAGTTGCTTTATCACTACTATAACCATAGTATTTTTTCACAAGGTCAAGATCTTTCACTTTTTGTTTCTTCCCCCAAGGAGAAAATCTCTTTCGGGGTCTCACGATATTTATAAGAAAATCATACTGTAAACGTTTATCGATATGAGAATGTATATTCATTTCATTAGCAAACATAATAGTGTCTAAATGATGAGACATACACTTGTTGATTACATAGGCAGGGTAATTTTTTTCCCAACCAGGATCCTCATCCATTAGGTAATCTTTACTGAAATTAATAGAGTTCAAATAATCCTTTAAAGGATATCTTTCATCATATGCCATAATTTAAAAGGAGAAGTTCTTTGCGTTGTTCTTGATCTTTCATATATTCACCTACTGATCTCATAGTATAAGTATGATCATACTCTTGTGCTCTCCAACCTTGGAATCTTTGCTTTACTAAATTAGAAGAATTATAAGATATCATTTGATCACATTCAACTCTATCACACCTTCTTGCAAAAGAGTCATGGTCAAATCCAATATGCATCGTACCTCTTTTTCCATATAAGTTTGCTTTGATATCGTATGGAGGATCTAGATATATAAAAACATTTTCATCATCCGTGAATAGTTGTTCATATGGTAGATTAGTTATTTCCCATCTTTGAATAAGTTGTCCGTAGTGTGGAAGTTTATCAATTCCTCGCATCGAGAAGTTTGAATCAGATGCTTGTTTACTAAACGAAGAAGACTCAGTAAGACCAGAGAAAGAACATTTGTTTACAACATAGAATGCAACAGCACGATGTATGAAGTCACTATCTTTAGGATGTTTAGAAAGATATTCTTTTGCCTCCAAGAAAAGACCTCTTGCTGAGGAAGGATCAGGATGTCTCTGTTTAAGTTGAACTAGTTCGTTCCTAACTTTATCACTATTCTTTTGGAGTTGTTTCCAAAATGTATACAAAGGTTCGTATAGATCATTGACCCAAATCTCTAGATGAGGATACATCTGTGTGACATATAGAGATACAGATCCACCTCCAAGAAAAGATTCACGAAACTCAGTATAGTCTCTGAAGTCTGGAAAATACTGTGCCATCTTTTTAGTAGCACGAGACTTACCGCCAGGATATCTTAAGGGTGTTTTCAGAGATGTCATCTGATGATCATAGGATTGTCGTAGTAATCTGGAGTAGGAATTGGAACAGGCATCATGCGTCCTGTTGGGGGTTTTATTGGTTGTTGTATAAGATCAATAGTTTCATCAAACCATCTGTTCATAGATCTTGCCATAACACGATAAGACGTGCCGACATATAGTTGACCACCTACAACAGCACCTGCCATAGCACCCCAGAATAGATAATAGAATCTGGACTTTACCTGTGCTTTAATCTTTTCACGTTTTCTAATAAATTTGTTAGTCATAATCATAAAAATGTGTAAACTAGAACTACTCGTCTTCCAGACGTAGGTTCCATATGTGCGTGAACACCTTCAAAAACAATTGCTTCATTAGGCATACAAGAGTAGTTGGTGTTTCCAACTTTAGTAAGACCTCCATGAGTTCCTGTTAAGTATATTAACATATTCTTATGAGGAAAGTCATGGTCTGTGTGGTCAGGACCATATTTGTTGTGGTGTGATTCAGTAGTCAAGTTAGCATTGATCCTGTAAATTACTTTAGGGTCAATGTTATTGTCTCTACAGATCTCAACAAATAAATCATGAAACAATGGAAAGTGATCAGAATTTATCTTAGGAGTTAGGTATGTATAACCAGGTCTCTCTAAGACTACATGTGAGAAGAAACCAAAGTTTGTTCTACCTTCAGTAACCTCATCATCATTGTATGCTTTGTCATGCCAGTGCCAAGGAAAATCAGGACTTAAGACAAGTTCCTTTACTTCTTTGTAAAGGTCACTGGATGTTACTTGAATTCGCATTCAAGCATCAATTGAGTTAAGCATGCAAGGAGATTGATCTCCTGATCTACAACAAATGCAGACTTGTATTGATATTCAGCAATGATTAAAACTGCTGCTGCAATACTAGGACCTGTCATCAGACTAGCAGCATTATCATAGAGTTTCCTCATGATAGAAGTAGGATCTGAATCTAAATTTTGTTGCACCCATTTTTTTACATCATTGAATCGTTTTGCTTTCAATGATTCTACCAGAGTGTTAACGTTTGCGTCTCCTAGTGCTGCTAGGATGCCAGTATCAATAGATCCTGTGCTTGCATATCGTTGCAACTCATTAAGTGTTCTTCGGAAATCTGGGAAGTATTTCTGAATAACTTCTGCTACAACTCTATCAGAGAAAGTAACATCCTCAGCAACGAGGATTCCTTTACATCTATCAAAGAATGCAGCAGCAAGTTGTTGTTTTGTTTTACCACGAACATTGAATTCTACTACTGTTGTTCTACTGTGTAGAGGTTCAATGATTTTGTTTTTAAAATTACATGTAAATATAAACCTACAATTCTTTTGGAACTCTTCTATCGATGCACGAAGTAAGAGTTGTACATCTGGTGTAGTGTTGTCTGCTTCGTCGATGATAAGGACTTTGTGCTTTGCTGATGCTGTAAGTGATACAGTTGCAGCAAAGTTTTTTGCTTGGTTTCGTACGGTGTCAAGGAATCGTCCTTCATCTGATCCGTTAATGACATAGAAATCTGCTCCTAATTCATTACACAATGCTTTTGCAATAGTTGTTTTACCGACACCTGCTGTGCCTGATAAAAGTAAGTTGGGAATCTCACCCTGTTCTACGAAACTTTTGAACGTAGATTTCACATCAGGAGGTAGAATACAGTGCTCAATTGTTTTTGGTCTGTATTTCTCCACCCATAAAAATTCACTCATAATAATTAATTAACCCAGTTAGGTTTTCGATCAGGTAACCTTAGATAATTATCTGATACCCATGGTTTGCTATTGATATAATACTTGTATGCTGTAAAAATGTCAATAGTCTTATCATACTTGAACTGATCAGGACCTGCGAAAACAAAATGTGTTGGATCAGTATCCTGAGGAGGAAATATTTTTACAGCATGTTCGATAGTTGATTGACAACTATGTATCTTACCATATCTAAGACTATATTCAAAGCATAAAGCAAGACCATGAATGATTAACCATGTCCAATGATCTTGTGCCCATACAGTGCAAGGATGATTACGAA